CTACATTCCCGCAGCCTAAACCACGAAAAGCAAAAGCAGCCAAGTGAACATCGATCTAAACAAGAGATGCCGTATCGAGCAGCGCGCAACTACGCAAGATTCTACATACGGAACTTTAACAACCACATGGACATTACTAGCGGTAGTCTGGTGCCAATTGCAAGATGTTTTGCCGAGCCGGTCTGAGTCGATCAAAAACGGCATGGCGATTGCGGCGAATCAGTCTCGGTTTAGGTGCCGGTTTAGGAAGGATATTGATTCTTCAATGAGGATCGTGATTGATAACGTCATATATTCCATTATTGGCGGCCCTGCTGAATTGGGCAAGCGTGAATATTTAGAGTTAATGCTTGAGAGGTATTCTTCATGAGCAGCGAGAACAAGAAAAATCTTTTTATATTAATATATGCAGTAGTGTTAATAGGTGGATTCACTGTAATGATATCTGATATTTGTTCTCGTGATGCCAAGGCAAAATCAATTAAAGTTCAGAGCATAGTATCCAGATTCGTCTGTGAAGAGATTGATAATAATCAGTAATATATGGCAGAGATACGTATTAAGGGCATGTCTGAATTGAATGCTCTATTACAACAACTACCCCAAAAATTAGAACAAAATATTTTGCGTGGCGCGTTGCGTCAAGCAGCAAAACCCATAGCCGAGGCAGCACGTAAAAATGCTCCAGTAGGCGAACCATCAGAAGCAAACAAGAAACGATACAGAGTATACGCAGGCGCATTGCGAGACAGTATCAGAGTGGGCGCAAGAATAGACCGTAGAAACGGTCAAGTAGTCGCATACATCAGAGCCGGTGGCAGGATCAAGAAAAACGGCGCGGTGCCTTTCTATGCTCATTTTCTGGAATACGGAGTCAGACCGCACTCATTAACTAAGGGCGGCAAGGGAGATAACAACCATCCTGGTATTGCTCCTCGTGCATACATGAGACCGGCGTTGGATGCCGAGGCTAAAAATGCCGTGATTGCGGCTGGTGAATATATTAAGCGTAGGCTCCAAATGAAACACGGAATTGATACGAAAGATATAGCAATCGGTGAGGATGAAGAGTGAGCGGAACGGCAATCGTTAGATTCATACTAGCCAATAACGCTGGATTGACTGCCGTGGTTCCAGCAACGGCCATTGCTGCCGGTGTGGTTCCACTCAATACCGATTTGCCAGCCATATCCATTACCCAAATAAGCAGTGTTCCATATAACACAGTCAACGCACCAGGAACATTTTATACGGATCGCGTGCAGGTAACGGTAGAAGCAAGCACCTATCCGCAGGCTAAACAGATCATTGCACTAATACGCGCAGCATTCACCACATACCAGCGCGGGACTGTCAATGGTTTCGCATGTGATTCCGTTCAACCAGATATAGCCGGACCAGATTTAGAGGATACGCAAGCAGGCATACATTCACAGTCACTTGATTTCATAGTTAAGTGGCATAGCTAAAAAATAATTTAGCCAGTTTTTAAAGCCCAGGGTGCTTTTGTATTCCTGGGCTTTTTTATTTCACCCGGCGAGTCGTGAGGCTTTCCGGGTTTTTTTATTTCTAAACCCGGAGAAAAAGCATGGCAGCACGTACAAATGTAATCTCGATTGCAGGCGCAACGATATCAATTAGTGATGATTTACCGGCAACCTACGACGCGGCAGGGTATGCGGCTACTACCGTAGTTTTTACTGCTATTGGACAGGTTGAAACTTACGGTAACCACGGCGTTACGGCGAACGTAGCAACCTTTACCCCTGTTGATACGGCAGTTGTGACGAAGATTAAAGGGCATAAGGATTACGGCGTGATGAACCTCACTTTTGGTTCAATTCCAACGGACGCAGGGCAGGTTATTGTCAAGGCTGCATCTGAGTCCAATAACCATTACAGCGTTAAAATGCTATATCCGGATGGGGAAACGCATTTTTTAGATGTCCTTGTTTCTAAATACGAATTTCAAGACGGCTCGGTTGATGATATCGCTAAAGTAGCGGTTGACTTTCAAGTTTGTAAAGCCCCTGTAATTGTTGCGGCTGTATAAGGAGCGTAGAGAAATATGGACATTAAACGCTTTGCAGTACAGCCAACATCCAAACTTCACTTACGTGACGCTTCCGACAATCTGATGTATGCAGATGATGCGCAGACATTGCCTATTGCTGTAAATCTTTACGGACCAGGCTCTAAGCAGTACGCGAAAGCTCAAACCAAGCAGGCTAACAACCTGATGGATAAGTACAAACGGAAAGGGAAAGCGGAGCAAACAGCGGAGCAACGTGTTGCGGAAAATGCTGACTTCCTGTCTGACCTGGTGGCAAGTTGGGAAAACCTCGAATACGACCAATTGACCGGGCGTGATCTTTCGGTTGCTGTTTTCAGTGATCAGTCAATCGGCTTCATCAGTGATCAAATCTCCAAATTTGTGAGTGAATGGTCTAATTTTACGCAGAACTCTACGACGAACTAGTCACGTTTATAAAATTTTTAGCTTGGATTGATGCTGTCCCTGATGAGTCCAAACTTAGTCGTAGAGATGCATTCGAGAAGGACGGTCTTGAGATCGTCTTTCCAGAGTGTAGGGCATATCACATCATAGAGTATCTCTTTGAAATCGGTATTTCAATTGGAGATCACTCAATCACATATCAAGAGATCGAAAGCTGGCAAAGGCAGACTGGTGTCGAATTAGAGCCTTACGTAGTCAGGTTTCTTAAAAAACTATCAGAGGCATACTTGAGCGCAGCACATGAGGCGCGTGACAAGGACGCGGAATCACCTTGGGAAGATGCTCCGGCATATATGAGTAAACAATACTTGATGGCACGTCGCATGCAAGAGTCTATGAGAAAGGCGGTGGAATCGTGATTGCGGGCACACTTGAGTTGCAGTTGATGGCCTCGGTTGCGAGGCTTCATCAGGATCTTGAACGCGCTAATAGAACGATCTCAGGTGCGGTCAGCAAAATGAACGCTGTCCTAGGCACCATTGGCGCTGGTATCTCTGTTGCTTTCCTTGCAGACCTTGGCAAAAAAGCAGACGAGTTTAGAAAGTCAATGGCTTTGATCTCCACTCAGATCGATGACACCAACGGCGAGCTAAAGCAGATCGAGGCATCCGCTAAAAAGCTGGCTACTCAGTTCGGGAATATGCCAATAGAACAATCAAGGGCGTTTTACGAAATCATATCAGCAGGCGTATCTGATGTGACCAAAGCTACTGAGTTGCTTACCACGGCAAATAAGTTGGCGATAGGTGGCAATACTAGCCTAGCAGTATCGGTCGACGGCCTGACAAATATCATGGCTAGCTACGGCGATAAAGTAGCAAATTCAGAAGCGGTAGCTGATGCTCTATTTGTCGGCATGAAAGCTGGTAAAGCGACGATGGAGGATTTCTCGGCGCACCTCTCTAAAGTTACCCCATTTGCAGAAGCATTGAATGTGAGTTTTGACGAATTAGTTTCTGCGGTTGCAGCACTATCAAAACAGGGTGGCGAAACATCAGAAAAAATTACAGGTCTCCGAGCTATTCTTGCTGCGGTGGCAAAACCATCTTCTGAGGCGGCAAAACTGGCTAATGAGCTTGGTCTTGAGTTTAAGGCATCGGCTTTGCAGGCTAAGGGCTTTGCTGGATTTTTAGAGGAAGTGGCTCAGAAAACAGGCGGGAGCGTAGACAAGCTTTCCATTCTATTTGGCGGGGTAGAAGCGCTTGCACCAATGATGGCGCTATCTGGCAAAGCGGGAAAAGATTTTGCTGACATCCTGCGAGAGATGGAAACAAAAGCGGGAGCGGCTGGTGTTGCGTTTGAAAAAGCAGCGGTTCCTGGTGATAAATTCCGTGAGCTCATGGCATCAATTAATGTCATCGCTTTGGAAGTTGGCGATGCTTTAGCGAACTTTTTAGCACCAGCAGCGGACATGGCAGCCAAAGCACTCAACGCTTTATTTGGTGTAAATCAGTTATCAGCAATCGACAAGCAAAAACAAAAGATTGCCGAGCTGCAAGAGCAGCTTGCCTCAATGAATGATCGCAAGAATATCCCTTTGATTGGCGACCTGATATTTGATAAGCGTCAAGCCGATTTATTAAGCCAACAAATTGAAGATGGGATTGCTGACCTTGCCAAGATGGAAGAAGCGGCAACCAAAACCACAGTTGCAGTCAAGGAAGAAGCCAAAGCACTCGAAAAACTAGACACAGCATTAAAGCCGGTCACGGTTACTACTACCAAACAAATATCAGAAGGTGAGCGTTTTATCGTA